GGAACTGGTAAAGCGCCTGCGTGACCAGGACAATTGCAACGTGCTTGACGATGTTGACGAAGCCGCCGATGCCATCGAGACACTGGAAAAGCAGCTTGCAGAAACCGATGCAATCGCCGAACACGAACACTGCCGGTACATAGAAACCCTCGGCGAGTGCGACGGGATGGAAGCCCGTTGCAAAATCGTAGAGAAGCAGCTTGCCGAAAAGGAATCGGAAATCGTCCGAATCCGGAACAGCTGGTCGAATACCATATCCGACCTTTCCGGTGTTGCGACGGAACGGGATAAATACAAAGCCAGTCTAGGCCAAATCAAGAATCTGGCCTTGGGTTTTATGGAATCTGGGCCATATGAAAGCGAAGCGCTGTCGGGATTATGGCTTGTGAACCAAGTGATAAGTTTAGCGCTTGCGCCGCTAGAGGAGAACAGAGATGGGACATGACCTTATAAGCATAGTCCGCTGTGCATGCTGCAAATACGCGGAGCCGTTTCCAACCGACCCGCGGGTGCTGATATGCGCAAACCCAAAATGGATTCCAACGGGCGACGGCCGCGGCGTGAAGGAACCTTATGTTAAGCCGGATGACTACTGTAGTTTTGGGGAGGAAAAAGACAATGAAATGGACGATTAAAAAAGCCGAAACCCGCATTTTGGAGGTCGAGCGGAAGGAACTGCCAAAGGGGCTTACATACTGGGCCGCGGTGGATTATCTTAGCAAGATGCGACGGGAGGGGAAATATAATGCCTGAATGGATAAGCGTCAAGGATAGGCTTCCGGAAATTTACGAAGATGTATTAGTTATAGCTAGCGGAAACCCGCGAAAGAATATCACACTATCTGCGGCATATTGCTTTGGGTACATTAGCAGAGATGGATGGGTTATAGAAGAATACCCAGAGTGGGAAAATGCCTACGTTACCCACTGGATGATGTTGCCGGATCCGCCGAAGGAGGATGATCTACATGAATTTTGATAGTTACGTGCGCCCGGTTTGGCAATTGCCCGTCGGTAATGACGGCGGCTATATCCACAAATCCGCTAAGTATCACTGTTTTGTTGACAATAAATCACTTTGCGGCAGGTATGGCCAGTGCACTGATTTTTACGATGAGGGGATAACCATGGACAGCAGGGAGATTGTGCGTTGGCCGCAAATCGCCTGCAAAAAATGCCGAGATCGGTGGTTACAGATTTATTGCGACGAGGAGGGCACACCATGAGCAAAACGGTGGTATTTGATTTTGATGGTGTGATACACAGCTATACAAGCGGATGGTGTGGGGTGTCGGAAATCCCGGATCCGCCTGTAGCAGGCATAAAAGACGCGATAAATGCAATCAAGGAAGCGGGATATCGGGTAGTGGTCGTTTCTACGCGGTGCGCGGAACCGGCCGGGGAACAAGCCGTAATAGATTGGCTAAAACGGCAAAAAATCAGCGTGGACGGGGTAAGCAGCACAAAGCCGCCGGCAGTGTGCTACATAGATGATAGGGCGATCTGCTTCGATGGAGACGCTGAAATGTTGCTAGAAAAAATACAGGAATTTAAGCCGTGGTACAGGAAGGAGGCCGCGCCATGAGCATCTGCATATCGCCCATCCTGGGCATCGTGTATCTGCTGCTTGCGGCATCTGCCGGGGCCTGCGTGGGGTTGTTCTTCGGGGCGTGTTTTAGGAGCGGGCGGCGATGAAGGAGTATTGTATGCGCCGTCGTTGTCAATGGGTAAATCGTGATGGCCTTTGCGTGATGCCGTGCATGGAACCGCATCGGCGCGAACTGGCATCATCTAGACGGCGAAGTAACCGAGAAATATGCCAAGAGGCGCACGAGAGAGAGCGGCGTCGCCGTGAGGCAGAAAGGAGGGTGGCGAGTGACAAATGCGGAGAAACGGGATTACCTACGTGAATACAAAAGCCTTGACGTGCGTATTGACCGCTTGCAAGCAGAAAAAGAGAAGTGGGAGGAGAGAGCCACCTGCATTACTCCAACGTACTCCGACATGCCACGAGGTGGAGGTTGTGCCGATAAACTGCAAGACGCGGTTATCCACATAATTGACCTGGAGCGAGAGATTACAACCGACATTGATAGGCTGGTAGATATGCGCAGAAAAATCGAAGCTAGCATTCAAACGGTTTCCGACGAAAGGCTGCGCGAAATTTTAAGACTTCGGTACCTAGATGGAGAAACGGAGGAAAAAACTGCGGAATTTGTTGGAATCAATGATGTACGGTGGCTTAGAAGGTTGACAGCTAGGGCATTATCGGAATTGACCCTGTTAAACCCTGTAATACCTGTGGTATAGTGTAAGTAGGAAAGCAGACGAAACAAGAGCGCCACGGACGATGAATCCGGAGGCGCTTTCGTTTTTGCATATTGCGGGACGAAGTGGGGGGCTGGATATGACCAGGCTGAAAGCGTGTGCCTATTGCGGTAGGGTGCATCCAGCCGACACCAACTGTGGGAAAAGGCCAATTCGAAAAAAAGAGAGCACTGAACGCACAAAACTGCGCACTTGCCGTCGGTGGGATAAAACCCGTAAAGCAGTCAACAAGCGCGATCGGTTTGTGTGCCGGATTTGCTTGGCCAAGCGTCGCATCACTGTCGACGGGTTGGAGACGCACCACATTATTTCGATCGCAGAAGATCCGCGCAGGGCATACGACCTGGACAACTTAATCACATTGTGCGTACACCACCACAAGGCAGCTGATGCAGGAAAAATAGACAGAGCCACGTTGTTTGCGCTGGCAAAGGAATATCCATGACACCAAGATACCCCCCCGGGGTGGTTTGCTTTAGTGAAGCGAAGTGCCGGATACCACGAATCCCCACAAAAACATAAAAAATCTTAGAAACGGAGAATCGAGCGAATGTCTGAAATGATTCGCAGACCGATAGCCAGAAAAACGTTCAATGCTATCGCGTCGTCTTCCGAACTGAATAGATTGATTCCAAACCTTCCAAACGAAGAGTGCTATAAGATTATTAGCGCGGGAAATTTCGCTTCTATCAGCTTTATCCGCTTGGTTGGAAATAGAGCAAGAATCAAAGAGCTAACAATCAGCACGTTACGCGTCGGAAAGAAAGAGCTCCAGTGCCTTGATTTAATGGCGAAAAACGGAAGAATTGATGCGGCGACGTTTGTTGTTGGAAGCATAATGAAAAACGACAGCAAAAAAGGCTTGTCGTATCACTACTATGACAATTTTGAGAAGATTTGTCTAAAAAACGGGTGGAAGTATTGCGTATTTAATAATCACAGCAAAATAATTTTGATGGACACGGAACTGGGAAAATTTGTTCTGGAAACATCGTCAAACCTAAACGAAAACCCCAAAATAGAGCAATTTAGCTTCGAAAAAGACGAAAAGCTGTACGATTTTTATTACAACTTTTTGCACGAGATTGTGAGGTGCAAAAATGGCTAGGCCAGCAAAGTCTACCAGAGTAAAAACGGGCACAATCACAAAAAAAGAAGAGGCAGTCCGTGCGGCTGTAGAAGATAGTCTACGCGGAGGATCCGCCGAGCTTAATCCGCCCGATTATTTGTCTGACGATCAGAAAGAGGTTTTTTATTTTATAGTAGAAAAACTAGCAGAGGCGGACATACTTAGCAGCCTTGACGAATACGCCCTTTGCCAATTTGCGATTGCGACATCAAGGTTGCGCCAAATAGAGAAAATGGTGAACGATACGCCGGAGTATCTGTTTGACGCTACATTGATGGGGGCAAGAACGAGGTACTCGAACGATTTTTGGAAAGGGTGTAGTGAATTCTGTTTATCACCACAAGCTAGGGCAAAAATTGGGTCACTTGCGGCGCAGGCGGCCAAGGCCAAGGAAGATCCGCTGCTCAAGGTGTTGGAAAACGATGATTAAGGACACCAGGGCGTATCAGTACGCCAAGTGGGCCGCCCAGCAAAGGAACAAAAAAGTAGGGCGATACATCAAAAAGCAAGCAAAAGCTTGGCTGCGCATAGCGGACGGTAAGCACAAAACCGCCACGGTCGAAGAAAAAGCGGTGCGCAAGGTTGAAGGGCTGTTGCGGTTGATGGTCCATCCGGATCTGATGTGCCCCATGTACGACGGCTTGGAGGATTACGCCTGGTTTCTAATTCTGGCCGTGTTTTGCACTGTCCGTCGTGATGATGGCCGGAGATTTTACACAACGGCCGTTTTAGAGATCTCCCGCAAGAATTTCAAAACGTTCAATTCTGGCGTTATCTTTATCATTGGAATGCTGACGGAGCCACGATTCTCCCGGTTCTTTTCTGTTGCGCCAGACTTCAAATTGTCGTCAGAGTTGCGGCTGGCGGTGCGGAAAATCATCAAGGTTAGCCCACTTCTGGCCGACCGATTTAAGATTAACCGTGATAAAATCACCTGTTTGCTAAACGATATCGAATACACGCCGCTAGCCTATTCCAACGACGGCATGGACGGCCGGCTCGCCAACATCTTTCTGGCGGATGAGGCCGGGGCGTTGGATAGTTATCCGGTAGAGGCAATGCGTTCCTCCCAGATTACCATCCGTAACAAGCTGGGTATCATCATCTCCACGCAGTATCCAAACGACAATAATGTTATGCTTGACGAGGTGGACATCGCCAAAAAGGCGCTCGACGGGCTGCTGGACAAGGAGGATGTGTTTGCGTTATTGTATGAGCCGGACGACGAGCTGGTCAAGGAGTGGGAGACTAACGATCTGGTAATATACCAGAGCAATCCCGTTGCGGTCAGCAGCCCGGAGGTGTTCAAATCCATTAAGGACCTGCGGACCATGGCAATATTGTACGAGAACAAGAGGGAGAATTATCTATGTAAGCATTGCAATATCCTGTACAAGGGTCTAGGAGTAGAGGGATTTGTGGACATCCAAAAAGTGCAACTCTGCCGCCGTTCAGAAGACCTTGATTGGTGGAAAGGGCGGCGGGTATGGGTCGGACTTGACCTGTCACAGACGGATGACAACACGGCCGTGGCGATGGTGACCGAAGAAGACGGTGTGTTATATGCCAAAACGTGGGGTTTTTTACCTCAAGGGCGCATCGATCTTAAAACCAGCCGTGAATCGGTGGACTACGCCAAACTTATCCGTCAAGGCTGCTGCATGGCTTGCGGCGATGAGGTGATCGATTACGGGTTTGTGGAACGGTTTATCTCGTCCCTTCCAGAGCAGTATGGCGTAGATGTCGTCCAAATTGGCTATGACCGGTACAACGCTATTTCAACGGTGCAGAAAATGGAGGCGGCAGGTATGGAATGCGTGGAAATCCGTCAGCACTCATCAGTGCTCCACCCTCCAACCAAATTGTTGCGGGAGAGTATCCTGAACGGCAGTTTTAGGTACGACGAAAATCGGCTGTTGGAAATAAATTTCCAGAACGCCAGATGCACACAGGATACCAACCTGAATCAGTATGTCAACAAAAAGAAATCCGCCGGCAAGGTGGATATGGTAGTGGCGCTGATAAACGCGCTGTATCTGTGTCAGCAGGAGATTTTGTATGGCGCGTCGGACTTTTTTATACAGATGTAAGGAGCGGTCAATATGGGATGGCGAGAACGCCGAAATAGAAAAGAACAGCGGGCGCAGAACGGCACGGCCAGCATGGAAGACCCGATTCTCACAGCACTGCTGGGCAGCGACAGCGTCAGTCGGTCTGTGGCGTTGCAGGTGCCAACGGTAGCGGGTGGCATTGACCTTATTGCTGGGGTGGTGGCAGGAACACCCATCAAGCTATACCGGGAAACAGATGGCCAGGCACAGGAGGTGCGGAATGATCCGCGTTTGCGCCTGCTAAACGACGAAACCGGGGACACCTTGAATGCAAACGAGTTCTGGCGGGCCATAGTGCGGGATTACTATCTGGGAAAGGGAGGATTTGCTTACATACACAAGGAACGTGGAGTGTTCAAAAGCCTACACTATGTAGATGAGCGGCAAATATCCATCCAGAAAAATGCCGACCCGATTTTTAAGGATTTCCGTATATTGGTAGACGGGTGCACCTATCAGCCGTTCGAATTTTTCCGGATACTGCGTAACACCAAAGACGGAGCAACCGGAATGCCCATCACAGAGGAAAGCTCAAAACTGATAGATACCGCATACCAGTCCCTGTGCCTGGAACGAAACGCATCTCGAAAGGGCGGCGCTAAAAAGGGATTTTTACAGGCGAAGCACCCGCTAAGCGCCGAGGCGCTTGTTGAACTGCGCACGGCATACGCCAATTTGTACAGCAACGACACCGACAGGATGATGGTGCTGAATGACGGGGTGACGTTCCAGGAATTAAGCGACACAGCAGCGGAGATGCAGCTCAATGAAAACAAGTCTGCAAACGCGCAGGAATTCTCAAAAATATTCCACATATCCACAGATGTAATGGCTGGACGCGGGGATACAGCGGATGTGGCAGGGTTGGCAAGATTGGCAGCCGTCCCATTGATGGCATCAATCCAGTGCGCACTCAATCGGGATTTTCTTCTGGAAAAGGAAAAGGGCGTGTATTACTGGGCGTTTGACACCAAAGAACTGTTAAAGGGAGACATGAAAGAGCGGTTTGACGCGTATAAAACGGCGCTGGATGCCAACTTTATGCAGATTGATGAGGTGCGATACGCAGAGGATTTGGAACCGCTGGGGCTGTCGTGGGTGAAACTCGGGCTGCAGGACGTGCTGTACGACCCGAAGACTAAACGAATTTATACGCCGAATACCAATAAAACCAGCACAATGGAAGAACAACCGCTAGAAACGGAACAAGCAGTCGAGGAAAAAGGAGAATTGCCGCAAGGCGAGAAGCGTGACGTGACCGAATCTATGGTCAATCCGCGTCGCGACCCGAAAAACGATGACGACAGGTAAGCAGCGCAATAACCAAAAAAAGACGAGACCAGATGTAAGCGCATCGGGCCCCGTCTTTTTTCATGCCAATTTTACATTGAAAGGTGGTGATAAGATGCAGATTGAAATACGGGCAGACGGAGCCCACATTAGTGGTTATGTCAACGTCACCGAAAAAAAGAGCCGACCGGTTATTACTCCACACGGTCGCGTGGTGGAGGAAATCGAGCCGCGCGCATTTGAGCAGGCGCTCGCCCGCGCGGGCAATATTACGGTCACTGTTGACCACGACAGTAGCCACGCGTACGCCAGCACAGATGAAGGAAGCCTGAACTTGTATGAGGATGACATCGGCCTACACGCTGATGTACTAGTCACGGACGACATGCTGATTGACCTGGCAAAGCGAGGGAAAATCAAAGGCTGGTCTTTTGGCATGTACAACGTTGTGGACGAAGTGGAACCACGCGCTGATGACCTGCCGCTGAGACGGATTAAGGCGCTGGATCTGGATCACTTGACGCTGGTGGTCAACAAAACCCCAGTCTATTCCGCTACAAGCGTGGAAATCCGCGCCGACGCCGAGGTAGACGTGGAAACGCGTGGGCGTATGGCATCGCCCAGGGTTACTGCTCCCGCGGACGGACAGGAACCCGCGCGCCCACGCAACGAGGCATATCATCGCCGCCTGGAAGCAATAAAAAAATAAAAACGGAGGTACAGACATGAACAATCTTAAAGCACTGATGGAAAAGCGGGACGAGCTGAAAAAGGATATGGAGAACCTGGTCGGAAAGGCAGACGCCGAGGCCAGAGCCATGTCCGACGAGGAAACGGCGGCGTTTGACGCGGCGGAGCGGGAGATCCGGGCTATCGACGAAACGATTGCCAGACAGGAGCGGGCCAGTCGGTTGGACAGCCGCTCGATCCAGCCCGCCGCCGAGGAGCGCGCAGCTGAGGAGGAACAGATCTTTGCCGACTACATTCTCGGCCGCGTCTCCGAGATGCGCGCCGGCGAGCAGAACGTGACCATGGCCAACAACGGGGCTATCATCCCCACAACCATTGCCGACCGAATCATCAAGGAAGTTAAGGACCGCTGTCCCATTCTGGCCCGCGCCACCATCTACAACGTCAAGGGAACGTTGAAAGTGCCAGTATGGGGAAAAGCTAACACCTCCCACGACATAGCAGTGGGCTATCAGACTGAATTCACCGAAATCACAGCCGATTCCGGCAAGTTTATCTCGGTGGATTTGGGTGGATATCTGGCCGGCGCTTTAACCCTCATCGGCAAGAGCGTGGAGAACAACAGCGCCTTTTCGGTGGTGGATTTCATCATCAACCAAATGGCGGAGGCTATCGCCACGTGGCTGGAGGGTCAGTTGCTAACCGGTACCGGTTCCGGCGCCGCGCAAGGGGCACTCGCTACAACCAATACGCTGACCGCTGCGGCGGCTGCTGCTATTACAGCGGATGAGCTTATCGAACTGCAAGCCAAAATCAAACAGGCATATCAGGCGAACGCTTGCTGGACTATGAACCCGGCCACCTTTACCCTTATCAAAAAGCTAAAGGACGCGAATAATCGCTATCTGCTGCAGGACGACGTGACCGGTGAATTCCCGTACCGCCTGCTTGGCAAGCCGGTATTTCTGTCCGACAACATGCCGGTTGTGGCGGCAAACAGGATAGGCACAGAGGAG